TTCGAGACCTTGTTTATCGGCCCGCTGTACCATAACCGTATTCTAGAATGGGTTCCTGATGCCTGTGCTGATGTTAAGTGCTTTAATACGGACACTGTTGTCTCAAGAATGGACTGGGTATTTAACGAGCAGGTTCTAAAAGGCCAATTCAGATTTTCTAATCAGATTATTATTACGAACAAGCCTTTCGATATCAACATTGCTAGGGAGTTCAGGGACAAGATTCGAGAAGTTATCTACTTCATTGAAGAGGATGACGACCCTAAATGGTGCAGGGACATTCTTAACTGTGGAGTAAAGGTGACTCTGATCTCCTTTCTTCCTGACGAAAAACTAAACAGCAAGAAGCTGGATTACATCGACATCGCGTTCATCAACCAGAAAGACATCCCTAGCGTCAGTGAGCTTAAAGGGATTACTGATCTCGAATATCGGTCTGGCAAAGTTACGATCAGCAAAGGAAAACTTTACCCAAGCAAACAGGGATGGCTAAGGGATGAGCCCATTGGGAGCCCCATTTGCCCGTTCGTAAAAGGAACCGTTGACGATGACTTTTTGAAAGAAATCGATTATCTCTACGTAAAAAAATAGAGTTGACTTCCAGAAGAACCGACCCATTATAGAATATGTCAAGTATCAAAGAAACACGAGAAGAAAACGGTCTGATTATCGGGAAAGAATACGTCAAAAACGAAGCTGGTCAAATTGACTGGCGAAAGATGCTTGACCCGAAATGGCTTTACATTAACCCTTCTGCCGTAAAGTCTGGCAGGGTCACCGCTGACGCTGACCCGTCAGAACAGGAAGACAGAAACCTCTGTATCCTTCTTGGTGGACTTAAAGAGTTAGCGACTATTCGCGGCTATGATTCTGTCTCCTACGAGATCTCTTCGGCGTCAAAGGATTACGTTTGCGTCCAGTGCCGTATCGAATGGATTAAAAACCCCGAGAATCCCGGAGGCTGTGTTTTCGAAGGCATCGCAGACGCACATCCTGACAATACTAAGAGCTTCGCTCAGAAATTCTTAGCTTCAATGGCTGAGAACCGAGCCTTTTCCCGTGCCGTTAGAAGCTTTCTACAGATCAATATCGTTTCGGATATCGAAATGGGTGACGCTTCGACTCACGAAGATGCAGATTCTAGTCGGGGTCCAAGTAAATCTGACCCCCTCGTAATGCTTGGAGAGGTCATGAAGGACAAAAAGGTCTCGTTCGAAGCCCTTAAGGCGAAGCTTATCGAAGAGGGCAAGGCTGACGACACTCTAAGTTCTCTAGCAGGTATTAAGGGTCCAGTCATCTTCGAGATGATCGGACGCCTGAAGAACAAAAGTATCAAGAAAAAGTAGTTACTTATTGATGAATCCATTATACTGGATACTCATCGATACGTTCCCATTGGTCTCACTGAGAACCGTTTGTGTAACCTTCGTCATATTTTTGAAGCTATAAGTGATAATGTCGCTTTTACTTGTGAAATCTTTTACTGTAACAGAAATATCGCGAGTCTCTTTCGAGCACGGGTAATCTGAGCTTTCCCCCATATCATAATCATCAACCTCTATCTGGAACCCAAGAGTAACGGGAAACGGGTAGAGGCTTTTCACTTCTACCGGGTCAAACGATCCGACTTGATAAATTGGTAGACGCGGGCAACTCGCTGTCATCTCAAATGAAGATACTCGATTAGTATTGAACTCATCAATATTAATTGAGATCGATCCGGGGTCTGCGATCTTTAAGTCTACTTCTTCTGAAGCGTTCAGGATGTCAGACGGGACCTCGCTGATTGGAACGTTCCCAATCTTCCCATAAGATTCAATCTGGACGGTAATCTCTGGGATAGTACCTACCCCGCACCGAACAGCATAGTCGGTCATATACCCAGAGGTGAAGCTGAAGTTTTTTGAAAAATCTGTCTTAGATCGAACAAGGTACCCGCTGAATGACTCTTGACCCGTAAACGGAAGGAAGGTGTCGTTCGTAATTAAAAATTGAGAAACAGCAATGCTCCCTTGCCTTGGTCCGTCAGGGATGAAGACTCCTTCGTCCATCCCCAGAAAACGCAATTCAGTAACGGGATTGTTGTATCCGCCCTCCACCCTTTGAACCCCAAACACTTCTCCACTATTGAGAAAAAAATGTTGGTCCTCCTTTGTTAATTTTCCTAGAGACATTCTTTTACTACTTTACACCAAAACAGTGTAAAATATAAGGAAGGTTTAAGGTTAAGGTATGCCAGAGTCAATTTTCAATACTATATCGGTTTGGGCCACAGGAGCCATTTACGCGAAGCATGATATCGTCAAGAATGGCGTAAAAATCTATTACTCACTTCAAGATCACACTTCTGGGTCTAGTTTTAGCGCAGATTCGGCCAAGTGGGGAGGCCACAGTCCCGATCCATTCGGCAATGTGATCTCTAACCCAGACGGAAGCGGCGAGCGCCCGCACTTCTTTTTTAAACCTTCATACGGTGGATCTATTAGTAGCGAGCCCAAGGTTAAGACTATTTTCTTTGGCGAGGGGTACGAACAGCGTGTCCCCGAGTCAATTAATAATAACCTAATTAACCTAGATCTAACCTTTGAGAACAGAAAGTCTAGCGAAGCGAAAGCTATCCTCCACTTCCTGAAAGAACGCAGCGGGTCAGAACCCTTTCTTTATACCCCGACCGAGCCCTATTCGTCCCTAAAACTATTCATTTGTCCCCAGTGGTCGCATACTTCTGAATTTTTCGACAATAACAGCATCACTGCAAAATATAGAGAAGTTCCCCTGTAATGGATAAATCTCAAGCTCTATCCTCGATCAAGAAAGTCCATAATGAGGCTACTAAGATCAACACTTCTGCTGTCATTGATTTCTTTGAGATCGATACCCGTCAGATTGAGTTTGACTTAGCTTTAATTGACCAGATTCCTGACGCTAGCCTAAGCGAGACAAAGGGACTATTCAGGTTCCATAACTCGATAAGCCTCACTACGAGAGACATTTATTTTAACAATCTCAAGTATTCAGCGGCCCCTATCTCCGTAGAGGGGTTCGAGATGACGACCCAAGGAACCCTCCCAAGACCGACTATATCGCTCTCTGTAGATTTTAACGGTGAGCAGCTCCTAGCTCGCTTGAAAGTTCTCCTAGAGAAAATAGGAGACCTAACTGGGGCCAAATTCACTAGAATTAGAACCTTCGCAAAGTTTATAGACAACGATATCTCTAACGGAGGGGGAAACGCTATCCAGTTAATCGACAGAATCCCGAATCATGACGCAGACCCAAACGCTGTCCTCGCAAGAGATCTGTATTTCATCGACCGAAAATCCAACGAGACGAATAGAACTCTCGAATTCGAGCTAGCATCGTCCCTCGATCTAGAGTCTGCTACTGTTCCAAAGAGACTAGTTATTCAGGATCGGTGCCAATGGCAGTATCGTGGGGCCGGATGCTGCTATTCGAACGTTCTCAATAAGGATACTCATGGCCTAGTGAACTCTGACGAGGGGGTTTCTGCCTTTAAAAATACTTTTAAAACTCCTCGCCAAGCCCGACCTGTCGCTACAGCTTCAGACGAGCCCATTTTCTCAGCGTCCATTGCTGCGAACGATGGGGTTCTAGGATCTGACGTTTACGTAGACAGAGACGTATGGGCAAAGGATACAGATTATACCGTTGGGGACTCTACTTTCTTAATTAAAAACGGAGTAGAGTATCATTTCGTTTGTAGAGATGACCACCGATCATCGCAACAGAATTCTCCACCTAATTTAAATTACTGGTTTGCAGACCAATGCTCCAAGAGCGTAAAAGGGTGTAGGCTTAGGTTTAACGGGACCCTCCCTTATGGAGGATTTCCCGCAGTGAACAAGGTTGCTAGATAATGTTAACTACTATCCAGAAACAGGAAATAGCAAAACATTCAGAGGAGGCTTTCCCTAATGAATGCTGTGGGTTTGTGACTGCGAACGGGACACTGAGGACAGAGAACGTTTCCAAGATGTCAAAGTCAGAATTCTCCATTAGCTCACGGGCTTATCTCTACGGGATGGAGAGAGGGGCGTCAGCCATTTACCATTCCCACCCACACGGGTTTAATAATTTTTCTTCTAAAGATAGGTTTAGTCAGTCCGAGTACGACTTGCCACTTGTCCTGTATAGTTGTAAGTCACAAAAATTCAATTTAATCAAAAGCCATGACGATCCGGGAGTATCTTTTGACTTAAAAGAAGATGGGGGGACGTTGATCCATTCAGGCCTGAAGGACAAGATTCGAAAAGCTGCGATTAACAGCCATCCGAATGAAT